GCTGCAAATTGTTTTAGATACTTATATAAACCAACATATAAAGTTTTTTTACGCGTATCAAATAGGCGTATTTTTCCATCCCAGTATTTGTTTCTATATGCTGGCATAAACTTATAACCAGGCACAAAGAAACAGAAATGTTCTGTTAGTTCCATTTCTATTCCAGGGTCTGTTTCTATGAATAAGAAGGTTTCATTCTTCTTAGTAATTATCAGCTGATCCATTATATAAGTTCTTTTAATCTATTTACAGTACTATCTATATCTGTACAAAGATAATCATTTATATACCAATATATAAACTGTTTAGCTCTTCTTTTATCGTGCCAACGTAAATCTCTAAGTAATGATTCCATATGAGGTAATGTTTGGGCTTTAGCCGTAACCCAATGGTATTCTGGCCAACCGTGTGATATTACAGGAACTTCATGCATTAAACATTCTATACCTGCTGTGCTATTATCTACAATAGCTACATAAGTCTTAGGTAATATATCGTGAATACTAATAAATCCATCTATCACTGTTATGCCATATTGAATCCATCCATCTACAATATCTTTTTGTTTACCTCTTAATTTCATAGAAGGATGTAATTTAACTACTGTATCAAAACCATTAAACTTCTTTAAAAACTCTACTGTCATACAAAGTTTTTTCCAATGATCTCCAAAGCCAAATCCATTTACTGTTTCATCATCTGGCATTTGACCTATTACTAATACATGTTCTTCTGGTATTTTAATTTTTGATTTACGCCATTTAAGTAATATAGAATCATCCCATTTATTAGATTTCTTTTCTATTAAATCGGTTATTATACTCCAATCCATATTGTTCTTTGGATTTAAATAGGAATACATATATTCATATACATAAGGATCTTCGTATGCTATTTCAGAAGTGTTAGCATATCCATGTAAATCTAATGCAAAGTGTTTAGCTGTGGGTGCAGTTGGTTTAACTATTATACGATGGTCACCAAAAGAATGTATATGATTATAAAAATTTAGATCAGCTGAGTATGGTTCTAAAACTTCACTATGTCCTAATTGATTCATAGCACCACGAATAACATCGTAATATCTATTCATGTTATCAAATTTGTGTTGGTGAAATTTATATTCCACTAGTGAACTTTCTCCATTCGATCATATTCTTAACTGTCTGATGTCTCCATTTAATACTTTCTAATATTTCTTTTAATGCAGCTACCAGTTCTTCAGTATATATTATTTTGCTTTGGTGTTCTTGTATGACTGGATCTGCGTCATAATATTTGTCCATATCACCTTTTAATACAGTTAATCCATTTAACGGATCGTAATCCCATCCTTTAGAATCCATTTCTTCTTGGGATAGTTTACCATTATAATGATTGAACTTATCTCTTAATATAGGCTTTAACTCAAGTTCTAATTTCTTTAGTTTTAGTCTATTAACTGTATATAGTTCTAAGTATTTGGAATGTAATTTTGCTGTGGCTCTAGATGATTCATCAAGATTCATTTCATCGATTTCACTATCTTTTTTCCACATTTCTAAGATTGATTCAAGATTATTCATATTGTCTATTATACCACAGTTTACCTAAAAAGTAAACCCTTTATTTAATTAGTATGCGCCACCACCGCCGCCACTGGAGTCAGACTGCTGACTAGGCGGGGTTTGTGTTTGTCCTTGTATAGAAGCAAATTCGAACGAAGTATATTTAAGAACCAAATCTGCTTGTAGATATTCTATCTCTGTTCCTTGTGCATTAAATTCTACTGAACTTAGCTGTATAGGAAATACATCATAGAATTTAATTTCTTGGTTAACATTATTATGTGAGCTATAGATTAACAACGTAGCATCGTTTTTATATGTTTTATCTGCGTCTTTCTTTTGTATTAGATTATGCATCCAATTAAAAGTTTCAATGTAGTTCTCCATATTTTCAGTTATATTAAACCGGATAGAAAGATCTTCAAATCCCATTCTATCTCCAGAGAATGCAAGATTAACACCTCTATATGGAACTGATGTATCACCATTAGATATTCCTGGCAGATTAACCGCCGTACAGAAGTATTCTAAATTAGGAAATTCAGTTGTGTCTATTTTGAATCCAAACCCAACAGGGCTTAGAAAGTTTTTATTTGTTGTTAAAGCCATACTATTATTTATATGAACTAAAAAGCTAGTATACAAAAAAAGAGGTGCCGAAGCACCCCTTTTAAAGAATTAGAATTAACTAATAAACCTTAGTTCATTATGTCGTCAATTCTGAAGATTCTGAAGTATTGGTTAGATCTATCTGAACCGATAGTTCCGTCAATAGCTACGTAAGGGTTAGCAATCATGCCGTACCTTGTTTTGAATCCCATTCTTGGTTGGAAGTCATTCTCACCAACTGCTTTAACCATAGTTAAAGGAACGTATGGACAATAGAATAGTCCTGCGTCATATGGGTTTGAACCTCTGTAACCTACACATGCGAAGTCGCCAGTAGCATACGGGTCAATGTAGACTTTCATTCTGCCGTTAAGAACACCAGCAAAAGTATTACCAGTATCATCAACGTTTAAGTTTGCACTTAAAGCAGGAGTGTAGTCTAACATGCCAGCAGCTGCTAAAGCTGAAGCTACGTCTGAAGAACAAAGTACAAAGTTACCTTTGCCACGTCTTGTTTCTTTAGCAATTACGTTAGCTTCTCTTTCGAGTTGCATGATAAGACCTTTGAACTTCTCAACCATCCATCTTCCGTCTGAGTCTGATGTCATGTCGAAGATACCGGATACGGCTGTTGAAGCTTGTAAAGCACCGATTTTAGCAGTTTTAAGAACTGATCTAACAACTTCTCTGTTGATTTCCGCTAGGATCTCAGCTGATAGGATGTTAGCTAATTCGCCTTCTGCATCTAAACCGTGGATAGCTTTAAGGTCTTGAGCAAGTTCCATTGTGTACTCAGCTTTTAAAGCTCTTGACTTAGCAGTTACAGTAGCTTTCTCGATTGTGAAAGCCATTTCACCGAAAGAACCATCACCTGATTCACCAACACCTAATCTTTCCGCAGCGGCTGTGGTTAAACCAGAACCAAATGTGGAAACAGTGTCAGCTGTATCTGCGATAGAACCATCAGTATCTGCGTCTGTTACGCCAACTAATCCAGTTGGATCAGCCTGATGAGTACCAGTTCCTGAGAAATCAGTATCTGCTTCGTTAAAGAACGCTTCAGTTCCTGATTGTGAACTGTATTTTGATTTCATTGCAAAGATAAGTCCTGTAGGACCAGTCATTGGCTGAACGCCAGCGATATCATAAGCAATAAGGTTAGGCATAGCTCTACGAACTAAAGAGATAAGAACTGGGTCGAAAGTACCAATATTATTAGGAGCTGAACCAGAGCCAATGTTGTTAGCTGCTGCTGCTTCTGATATAAAGTTACCTTGGGCCTGTGCTTGCTCTTCACGTAATGCTACTTCTTGGTTTTCAAGAAGCCTAGCTGTGACAGCTTTTTTATATCTGTCTTGGATTTCAGGAGCGCCTTCGTGGTCTAAAACCGGACCCCATTTTTCCATTAATTGTGAATCTGCGTTAAACATTTTTTGTTTTCCCCTATTAGATTACTTATTAAATTTAGTTATAGCTTGAGTGTATCTAGACATAGCTTCTGAGACTTCAACAACTTCCGCTGTATCTTCTCCTGCCATGCTGTTTACTTCATCAACTGATTCAGTAACTTCGCCTTTGAAATATGATTCTTTGATAGTAGCTACTTTCTGTTCGAAAGTTTCTTTGTTATCAAATTCAACATCTTCCACTAGCTTAGCTAATTTCTCAGCATCTGTTTCTGCAAGCCCTGAAGATGCTTCTCTTACTACGTCAGCTTTAACGTGAACGTTATTAGCTTCGTGTAGCTTGATGTTATCTTCTGTGGTTTTGTTAAGAGATTCTTCTAGCTCAGCTACTTGGTCAGATAGTTCATCTAACAAGTTTTCTTTGCCTTCTGGAATTTCTATATAATGTTCTTTGAACACTGATTGTAAAGAAGTCATGAAGTCCTCAGCAATTTCAGTTCTAAGTCCTGTGCTTACTGCAACTTCGTTTTCTTTCATCCAATTTTCAACAACGTAGTTCAAGTAAGAATCTACTTTCTCTACTAATGAATTTTGGATTTCTGAAACCTCTTCTTCTAGGTTTTGCACATATTCAGCTTCTAAACGCTCAACTGATTCGGCTAATTTACTTGTTAGTACTGCCTCTACAATTGTTGCTGCTTTTTCACGGAATCCATCGGAAAGTGTAGCTTCCTCTTTGATGATAGTGTCAAGATCTTCTTCGAAATCAATAGCTTCTACTTTCGCTTTAGCTTTAAGTTCGTTCTTTTTCGGCAAAGAAGCTTTTAATGCTTTTTCAGCATCTTTAACTTCTTGGTCGTTATCTTCATCTACTTCATCTTCAGAGACTGCTGTCATTTTCGCAAATAGTTTTTGTGCGTCTTCTTTTTTGGCTGATTTTAGCATATCAACAGCTGCTTGAATAACACCAGCTTTAGTTTTAGGAGTTGCTATAGCTTTAGGAGCATCTTCTTCAAGATCATCCTCTTTTTTAGCTTTAGCTTCTTCTAATTCTTCAGCTTCTTCAGAAGCTTCTTCTGAAACTTCTTCTTGTGCTTCTTCAACAACTTCCTCTTCAGCTTGAACGTCTTCGATTACTTGTGTTTCATCTAGTTGCTCTTCGCTTTCAACAGAAGCTTGCTCATCAATTGATACGTCTTCAGCGTTTTTTACGTCTTCTGACATGTCGTATTCCTCCATAAGGATTATTTATTTACAAGTTTCGAGAGGAAATTCTTAAATGCTCTGATCTCAACATCCGAAGATGAGGTGGACCTGGCTGTCTTTATTTCAGTCTCAATTAATTCAATATCTTGTGCTACTAGAATGCCGTTATCCCATACCCATTCTTTACCTTCCATAATTCCATTGACAAATGCCTCTGGAGCTGAAGGGTCTTGAACGATATCTACTGTCGATAACATAAAGTCACCGTTCACGTAACTAGCGCCATTCTTCTGTACAAGACTTCCCATACCACGACTTGATACACCAAGCTTGACTCCACCTTCGAGTAGACCTTCAACGATCTGTCCCATAGGTGTTTTCAATATTGATGCCTTTCCTACAACATTATTTCCCTCCCATTTGAGTTCCGTAATCTTGTGTGAAACTTTATCTAGGTTAATAGTAGGACCTTCTGGGTGATTAAGTTCACCTACTGCCCTACCAGTTGTCACCTGTTCTTTAACATATTTGTTAACAGCTGACTCTAGAATCTTTTTTTCGTATACACGACCGTTTCTATTCTTTTTCTCGGCCTGCATAAACACGCCCTCAATGACGTGTGACTTATTACCTTTTTTATCTTCGGTAATGTAATTAGTAATATTACTATCGTTATACTCTGAAATTAGTTTCATGAGTTAATCTCCGTAATTATTCTTGTTCTGCATCTGGATTAACCTTACGGTCAATCATGCTAGAAGCAAGTTCTATCTTTTTAGCGTCAAGAGCATCTTTTAGCTTCTGACCCATAACAGTATCAAATGCTTTATTAGCATTTACATTGTCGCCTGCTTCCACTTTCTTTATAATATCTGCGATTTCCATTATTTATCCTGTGTTATTTATTTATACGTTTTAAAGTTTTAAAGCTTATTGAAAACGTGGATCATCTGGATCCGGCATATCCAATTCGCCTCTTCCCTCTTCATCATCGATTTGTTTCTGCATAGTTTCAATATCATCATCGTTAAAGCGTAGAATATTCTTCTGTACCCACTCTTTAGATATGAAAGTACCCATAAATTCATCTAATGAACTTAACATTTCAAATCTTTCTCTATACATTTCAGCTTGTTTTAACTCACTGAAGTAGTTATCTTCTATATAATCAAACGAAATAGATTCTTTCCACTCCGCCCAATCTTCTTTAGTAACAATATTCTTTAACAGTAATTGTGTTTTTAATAACTGTATAAAGAGATCCGAAAACCTTTTTCTTAATCTATCAACGAATTTCTTAAATTTAACTTCGTCTCTAGTTATCTCAGAGCTTCTTCCTAAGCTAAACTGAGCTTCTTGTTCTAAACGATTCATAGGTACATTTAATGATTTATATAGTTTCTTTTGGAAATATATTATATCATCTATTTGACCTAAGTTCTCGCCGCCTGGTAGCGTGGTGATCTCGGTCCCTCTCCCGCCTTCCCTACGCGGCAGGAAAAAGTCCTCGAGCATACTCATATGCTTTTTATCGTCTTTGATATCACCAGTCTTAGCATCATATACCAATTTGTTTCTATATTGATTCATAATACCTCTAAGGTATTCTTCTGCCTTACCCTTTGGTAAGTTACCAACATCAATATAAAATATCCTACGTTCTGGGGCACGTGATATTCTGTATATGACCAACGAATCTTCCATCATTCTTAACTGATTGACTGGTTTAATAGCCTTATGTAAGTATGATAAAATTCTTTTTCTGGAACTATCTAATATACCAGATGTCGCATATGCTATAGCGTCTGGGTTAATTTTTAGTCCCTGGTTATATTTTCCAAGAGCATTATCCTGGAATATAAAAAATTCTTTTTGAGATTTAATAAGTTTAGCTCCTGTTTTAGGATCTTCCTCTTCTTCTATCTCTTTTACTTTTCTTAATTTAGTTGGATCAATATATCTAAGTTCTTTAATACCTAACTTTTCACTACCTTCATCAACTATTATGTGGTATGGTAATCTTCCATCTACATACCAACGTCTGAATATATCGTGTGCATAACTATTAAAGTTAAGCATTTCTAATATTGTATCAAACTCGTCTTTGATTAATTTCTTAATCTTATCTGAAGCTTCGACCTTATCTAAAACAATATCTACAGGAACATCATCGTGATCTCCTACAATTGCTTCATTAATAATATCTTCTATTGCTGCATCAGCTTCTGGCTGAGCTGATACATCACGATATTTCATAATAAGATCTACTTCATTTTTAGCCTTATCACCATCCATATCCAAATACGCACCGAAATGACCACCACTAGTAATAACACCAGCGCCGTCTTCGTCTGTATTTGGTACAAAGGAAACTTTAGGAACTTCTTTGTCCTTTCCTTTTCTATTTATTTCGAATCCGAAAAATTCTGCCATACTATATTTCTCTCTATATCATCAGAGAGGGAAATAAATCCCTCTCTTCAAATATATTTATAAACCTAATTAGGAAGTGGTTCCACTTTCCCAATACTGAACTTGTAATTCAACAGTAAACTCCTGAATAGCATTTTCAGTTTCGTATGAAACGTCTATTGCTCCTACGTTAGATGGCCAAAGCCCTCTAAAGTCGTAAGTTTTAGTAGTGTTACCTTCTTTATCAAGCTGCTCTATAATAGCATCTGCTTGATAATCAGTTGGATTACTTAATCCTGTATTAGCATTGTGGGCGTTAATACCGTTACTCCATGCTTCAAAAGCATTTCGTACTTCAAAACCAACATCATTAATAACTGTAATAGTCCAAGGTTCAAAAGTTCTATCTCCAGCTATCTGAAGTTGTCTTCCTCTGAATGGTACCATTATCGGTGCTACAATTGATGCAGGGAATTGAGCAGTTTTACACATAAATGATGTAAGTTCTACATCACCGCCTGCATAGCCTGGGAAGTTCATTGTAACTTTAAATAAGTTAGAACGAGCACCACCGCCAACTAGTTTAGATTTAAAATCGTCTACGCCTAATATTGCCATGATTTATTCCCCCTATGATCCAGCTATCTCGGAGAATTCTACTCCGGTTCTGGTTGCTATGAAGTTCAGTGTAATGAAGTTAATAGATCTAGCTGGCTTGATAAAGATATCAGCAACGAATCTATTTCCATCTATAACTGCGCCTGTATTGTTAGTAGTGTCACAAATTACTTGGAAATCTGTAATACCACGTCTTCCTTTAACGTCTCTTAAGAACGGTTCCACCATATTGCGGAAATTCGCTCTTGTGAACTCATCATTGAATTCAAATAATTGTGCCTTAGCAGCTGTTGAAATTGCTTTCTCTAGTGCTATAAACAATCTACGAACGTTAATCCTATCGAATGCAGATGGTTTGCTAAGTAGAGTTTTATCTCCAAATAACATCATACCTTGTCCTGGGAAAGAAACCAATGGATTTACTCTTCCTTTGTACAATGTATCTCTATCTGCTTTCTTAGGATTGTATGCTAATTTAGTTACTCCTAATAGCTGTCCACGGTTTACACCAGCTGGTGAGAACCATGCATCTGCTACTTGTGAAGCATTAGCACATAAACCTGCTACGTGTCCTGCTGCCCCAATATATCTATATACGTCGTTATATTTGTCGTATACGTATAATGCTGAACTATCGCAAGATGCGTATGATGAAGAAGTTAGCCCGTTTGCAAACGCCATAACGTCTGTTGCTGGATCTGAACTTCCTACTGTGTCCTCTATCGGTGGAGATACAAAAGCCATACAATCTTTTCTTGCTGTTGCAATAGAGATTAAGTCTTCTGCGATTGTCTCTGCGCCGTTAGCATCTGGACATGCAAACAATAAGTTAACATCAACTGTTTCAGCGTCTTCGAATAAGTCGTAACCTATTGCGATTTCGCCTGCTGTTGGTGCATTATCATCTGATCCACCAGCTAATGAAGCTTCCATTGCTGATGTGTGTACTGTGAATGATCCCCCTGCTACACCTGAAATAAGTGAGCCTGCTTCCCCTAAGTTAGAGTTGTGATCCGCCCACCAAATGTACTTAGAGTTATTATTAATAACCTCTTTGTAATAGTTGGATGTACCGTCACTCTTCTTAGCGTCTGAACCTTGGGATACATATGCGAAAGTTTCTAACACTGTACCTGCAGTACCTGTTAGTAAACCATCTTCATCAATAACTGCTACGTGTAATTCGTCGTTTGCGCCCGATTTACCAATTGAGACTGCATAATCCGAAGTTCCTGGTGCTGAATCGAAAGATCCTGCATAGGTCCAAGCACTAAAGTTTGATATACCTTGCGATATAACAGAAACTTTTAAGCTGTTTCCTAGAACTCCTGGATATTTAGCAACCCAATCTCCCTTTGATAGGGATCCGTTAGCATAGTTATTATCATAATCTTCTTTATTCTTAATCAGTTGTCCGGAACCATCTGCAGTCGCGTTATCGTGACCCGATAATACCCTAACAACCTTCAGCGCGTTGCCATACTTTAAGAATGCCGCGGCTGTAAGAAAATACTTAGCTGTACTGTCATCTGGTGTACCGAAATGCTCAGCTAGTTCTGATTCAGAACCTACTGTTTTGATTTCTCCCACCGGACCCCAGTTAAATGATCCTGCAAATCCGCCAATACTGGTAGATACTGCTGGAATCACGCTAGTTGCGTCGATCTCTTTGACCTCAACGCCTGGTGATACTTGAAATGCCATCGCTTTATCCTCTTTTTGAGTTAGTTAATATGTCTCATAATACGGTTATATTCAATATGTTTATTTATACTTATCGAAATTCTAAGTGTCGGTTCTATCTTCCTTACCGACATGGTCTGACAATATAAACCTCCTATTTGGGTTAATTGCAACTTTAAATATAGTCATTAAGTCTCTATTTAATAACATTTCTGAAGCAGAGTCAGTTGTAGTTAAAGCTATCCTTGTATTTGGATATGATTTATTATTAAAATTAACAGTCATTTCTATAACTGGTCTTTTTTCCTGGACTGTTGGTAACCTTCTAGCTATTGATACATCTACTATATCAGATTTAAATTTATTACCATTCTTTTCCCATATAGCTGTATCACCTTCTATTTCTAATTTATCTACATGTAACATAGATGCATTTGTACCATTTCCAGTGTCAAACTTACCTCTTATTGGATGATCTAACCCTTCTATTGTTATTCTTTCTATATAACCACACTCTGTTCTAAATAGTGGTTTCCTATGTAATTCGTGTATAAAATGATCTATGATATTAGCTAATACCTGTTGATCGTTAATCTTTCCTAGGGATTTACCGTCTTCTAAATCGTATCCATTAAAGTGTGAACGAATACCCGGTGAACCGTTTATCTCTAATACATAAAAGTCTTTTCCAACTTTACAATGATCTACCCCACAATATAGTGCGCCAGTCGCACGTGCGGACTGTTTAACGAGTTCTTTTTCTTCATCTGATAGTTTATATGGTAAAGTTTTTGCCCCTAAGTGAACATTGTTTCTAAATTCTTTATCGTCTTGTTTAACTCTTTCCGCTGATCCTAATATTTTACCATTTACAACCAATGTTCTTATATCTGATTTTAAAGGTAAGTATTCTTGTATTAATAACTGTGCGTCATATTTCCAGAGAGATTGACAAACAGAAACTAAAGATTGTTTACTCTCTGCTATAGAAACACCAACACCTTGCGTACCGGTTAATGTTTTAATAACCACTGGGAATTTACCACCGATCTTTTTATGTGCGCTTTCTATTGATTTAACATTTGTTATAACAGATGATTTAGGCGTAGATATATTATTACGATCTAGAGCAATTACGTTTGACATTTTGTTATCACATAACATCATAGATTCTAAATCGTTAACCATAAAGAATCCGTATGTTCCTAATGTAGATACTAAAGCCTGAGAAGTTAAGGTTTGTATAGCTCCGGCTCTTACAAACACAATTGAATTTTCTTTACTAATTTCTACTTCGCTATCTTCCCCATCATAATTTTGAAAAACAACAGAACCTAAATCTACATCTGCGTTTGATATATAAGCTTCTTCTACATTTATTAATGTAAATTTCATTCCACGCTTTTTAGTTATCTTACCAACTATATCAGCGAATGTTCCTTCTTCATCACCTAACCCAAGAACAATACAATGTAACTTGGCAGGATTTTTTTCGAATGCTACCTTTTCCGCAAGATCGTCCTCGTATTCAATTGTCGGTTTAGGATCTATGTAGTCTTTAAATTTCATCTTACCAGTTTATAAATTTCGTATCGTCCTCGAACCATACGTTCCCGTCTTTGTCTTTAGTATATTTATGCTCTTCAGATTTCTCACCTAAGAAACCAACCGGGAGCATATCATCCTGTATTGCTGCTAATCTTTCACGATATAACATATCTTTCATATCAATATCAGTCATAGATCTAAAGATATCTGTTGTAGTAAACCACGCAAACAGAACTAAGTTCATCATTAAATCGTCATGGTTCGGTGCTATAGCCATAAATGAAGTTCCCTTAGAAACAAATGTACTCATTTCTATAATTGTATTAGGATCTACAACATGCAATTTCTTTTGCTCAATTAAATCTTTTATAGTAGAACATCCAATACGTTTTACTCTTCTTGTCATTGTGGCACCAATTGCATTTGCCTTAACAGAAGATTCTACAAACATATTTTCATACTCTAAATCATAATATAAACCATTACAAACTACCGAGCCTTGATCGTTAGATTCTACAATAACATAAGCATCATTATATTTTCTAGCATAATTAAATATTAAGTCTGGTAATAACATAGGAGATATATTATTATCTCTAAATGTACATACCTGTTTAAATGGTTCTACACTTACATCTATTATTGTAAATGTGCTATAATCTTGTCCACGTCCTTTTGCAACATCCACGCACATAATATACTCGTGCGATTCTTTAGCCTTTTCATATACCCAAACGTTTTCTTTATATTCAATCGGCTCTTCACTTTTTTGCGCTAACAAATGATTAGCATCTATAAGTGTATTACCTCTTCCGTGGAATGTATTACCAAATTCTTGTTCAAATTGTAATTCAGAAGTATTAGCAATAGTTTCTTTTTGCCATTTTTTATTTCTTCCTGGTACATCCCACCAATCTATTCGGAAAGGTTTAAATTCATTTGTTCCTTGTGAAGCACCTTCCCAAAGCTTATGGTATATATTACCTATTCCATTTGCTGTAGAACAAATTATAATCTGTGTATCTTTACCAGCCGATACCACAGGATAAGTTGATGTATAAAATTTTGCATCATCGTCAATAAAAGCAAACTCATCTAAGAATAGTAAATTAATAGATAAACCCCTTATAGAACTTCCAGACGTTGCAGCGGCTAATATCTTAGAATTATTACTGAACTCTAATGACCCTTTATTTAAAGCTTTTGTTCCTGGCTGTAAAAAGAAAGGTAAGTTTTCCAGGGCCAATGTAATCCTTGATAACATTTCCCTGGCTACCGCACCTTTGTTCGCGAGTATAGCTATAGTTTTTTCTGGGTGGAATACTGCATACCATAATATATAAACCACACTAGATATACTTTTACCACTTTGTCTACATGCTAATACTATACTAAATCTATTATCATTAAAGTGTTTAAACATCTTCTTTTGATAAGGATATAAATTAAATGGTACTAATCCTTCATCCAAAGAAATAATCTTAACATACTTCTTAGCAAAATATACAGGATCTTTCATACACTTCATGTATTCCCGTATCTCTTCTTTCGAAAATTCGGTTTCTACTCCATCCCGCTTTACGTTGGGATTACCTAGGTAACCAAACTCGTTATTTTTAATCCTCTGCATCAATAAAATCTTTGTCTAATATCATCTTTTGTAGATCGGCAGTACTTCCTACAAATAAGTTATTATTAGTTACCAATCGTTTCTTTTCTTCTTCTACTTTATTTAAAGCTTTCTTATTCTTTTGTAATTCCATAAGCTTATCAGTAGTATCAGCTACATCTTTTATAGCTCTACTTAAAACTTCGAACGCTCGTGGGTGTTCGCTCTCGCGTGCGAGCTCGGCGAGTACGTCGAGCGAGCGCATGCCCGTATTAATTAAATCTTTATATGTGGATCTTGCCAATTCATAATCATCTTTTATATCTTTCTTTTCCTGATATACCGTTACTGATGTTTTTGGCTTAGCCGGGAAATTTTTCTCTAGTGACTTTTGTAGCTTGTCTTTTTTGTCCATAATATATCCATTACGATGTTAATATTATTACCTGTCCACCCATCTTAGCGTGGTTAGCGCAATAGTAGAACATATCTTCAGGAGTATTTTCTACTGGCGAAAATAATGTTCTGTGTGTTGTAAATGTTAGAGTTGTTCCATTTGTAATTGTTTTTGCCTCTGCTAATGTTAAACTAACTCCATCAATAGCAGCTACTGTTGCATTAATTCCTGTAGCAGTAACTGTATCTCCAACTTTAATATTTGGATTAGAAGCAGTTAATGTAACATTAACACTATTATTAACTGCCCCATTTACCTGGCCAGTTGTAGTGGTTGTATCACTTACTACCCCTGATGTATATGCTGTACCACCTGCTGTGTGGGTTCCATCATTTGTAGTTGAAAATCTAATTGGATGCCCAGCTGGATGATGGAATATATAGGTGTTTCCTCTATATAAAGTTAACGTAGGTTGTACTTGGGCAAATAAGTTAAATTTATTAGCAGTAAATGTTAAACTGGTATTATTTGCAATGCTCTGTGCTGTAGTTAATGTTACTTTAGTTGGTGAATTAATAGCAGATATCTGCGGTGCACCGCTTACTCCCGATCCACTTACTACGTGCCCAATCTGCAATGATGATGTATTCACAAGTTGTAATTCAGAAGAACTTGATGAGGCAGCTGCTGTTGAAACATTCACCTGGTAAGGTTCAACTGTTACATCATATATGAACTGATCTCCTCCAACTACAAATTGGTTTTCATCATAAGATACAGTAACTACTTTATTATCTGCAGTATCAGAAGGCCTAACGGTATAATTCAGTCCTTCGAAGAATTCACCTGTTTGTCTATTTTCAAAGTCAAGATTAACTTCTCTTATTACGCCTTGATTGACTGTTGGACCATAGAACTTCATTTTCATTGTAAAGTCTAATGTGTATATTAATACTCTTCTTTCTTCATAGCTACCTTCATATTGATCGTCAATATTTACCCCTGTTAATATAACTGGTACATCTTGTTTTAAATCAAATCCATCTACTGGTCTAATTGTTAATGTGTATTCTGGCTGGAAGAATGGAAGTATTTGTTCCATTATTTGTAATCCATCGTCTTGGTTCTTTGCTAGGATATTAAGTTGCATACCTATATTATATGCTGTGTAATTCTGTAATGTTTTCTTTTTGGTTACATCTGAACCGTGGTTCTCTATTATCTTATTTCTTTTTTGCCCTTTTTGTACTACATCTAATTCTAATCCAGTAATTTCAAAAGCCATACGAGGCAATTTAATCGCCATTGGAGCATCAATCCCTGCCTCTTGATCTAGCCTTGAAAGAAACTTTTGCTTAGGTCCATACGCTAATGGTACACGTACCTGGTTAACAATAGAACCATCACTCTTTTTTCTTACAACAGAAATATCATTAAACAGTGTTCCAAACACTGCTACAGATTTTCTCATTGTTGCGTGATAGAAATGAAGTCCAAACATTAATAAGTCTCCGAAGGATCGCCAAATGGATTTGTTTCACTAAAATCTATAAATCCGTCAGCTTCTAATTCAAATTCAACATTTTGTGAAGCACCGTCTGTATCAAAAGTTTCAGTTGTATCTGTTAATCCATATAGTTTGGTAATATAAGCAGCATAGTTATTAATTGAACCATTTAATGGGTTGGCATTTGATTCAATAAACTCTCGAGCTACACCATCACTATTCGTAACTTCAATATTAGAAACCCCGATTTGCGATACTGTATCTGATACTTTAGTTCTATTCTGAACTTCACCGCTAACAGTTATATCCTGACCAGCAGCTGTTACGCCCACCGTTTGGGTAACTTGCTCGCCAATTTCGTAATGATTGCCACCTGTGATAGCTAAATCCAATGTGACTTGATAAGCAGAAGCACCTGTTTTTTGATCTATAGTTTCTACACCTGTATCGAAATCTTCGTCTGAATATTCGAATAAAGAACATTGTAGTCTATAAACTGGTAAGTTAGATAACTGGTAGAAAGGTGAATCATCTTCTACGTAAGATATTTCAAAGAAAGAGTTTGTCATTGGAAGGAATATAACATCTCCTTCCTGTGGTTTTGGGTTTGTAAGATCACTAGAGAAGATACCAACGATCTTTTCCCATTGTCTTCTAGAGATAACGAATGTTGCTTCGTCTCGTATTTCTAAACCGAACTTAGAAAATAAATCCCCTTGTCCTTCAAATCCATCTACATTTTCTAAATAAGCTTCTATTAAATATGCATCATCGAATTTAGATGCTGGATCTTCATTTAATACATCGTCTCGATTCACTAATGTTCGAGGAATGTAATATACATCCTGACCGAATATTTTTAGGCTTTCTATAACCAGATCTTCGTAAAGATTTTGTTCTGATCTAACTGCCTGAGAAAAGAAAACGTTTCTTGGCATGGTTTATCCTGTATAGAAATCGACTGGCTGTTCCCAATTTAATCTACACTCTTCCTCTAATTTTAAAATTTCTTCGTTAGCATCATCAAAGAGTTGTCTACCATTAAATGTTACCCCGCCTGGCATTACCATGCCTTCGAACTTTAATAAGTTTGTTCCCCATTGTCTTTTAATAAGTGCAGTTGCATATCTTTTTAAGAAGTAATCATTATAAACTTCTGTATATGATTCAGGATCAATTACCCTGTTACATTCTATGATTAAATAATCATCTCTATCAACTTCTTTATTCCAATCCATATCGATTCTTAATTGATCTTTATGTTTGTCAAAACTAAGATGCTTTGTGCTATCATCAATTACCATATCTAATAATGATAACCATTGTTGTGTCATAACATATTCACTTAAAGATCCTAAGAACCCTAATGAATAAATGTCATTTAAGTGCATTTGATATTTAATGTCAAACATATTAGTAGATGTAGTTGCTTCCTCTATTGGAAATACATCTAATACGTCTTGAACTAATTCTGGTATGGTTATATAACCATTTTCTATATCGCCAATAGTTATACCACTAGCCTTAATAGTGCCTGTAGCTCCGGACGTACCGCCTGTGACTACATCACCAACTGCAAAGGCTTTACTAAAGTCTGTTAATGCATTGTACCTTATTTTGGTTGTGCTTGTAACAGATTCAATAACTGATTTAGCTCCTGATGTTCCACCTGTAATAATTTCACCTTTTACGAATGTTCCATTTGAAGCAGCGGTAAATTCTATTTCTGAATTAGTAACTTTATGTTTTAAATATACTTTTTCTACAGCATCTGAATGATAGTGTTGATAAAACTGTAAAGCTTCATCTATTCTATCTTCCACCTGATCGTCATCAACATTTATTTCGATCACAGGATATCCTAATGCCCTTAGACAGTGATCTGTTAATGTTGCTTTACTATTTGGTGCTGCCATATTTAATACCCTTTATTCTATTTATATACCTTTATCCTTCCAATGTAGCTATTCTAGCTTCTGCTGCATCTAATTTAGCACTTAATTCTTGCACTGCTTTAATTAATCTTGCATTTATTACTTCATGTTTAATTAATTTTATATCACCGTCAAAATCTCTTGAATCATCATCTGGGTCTGGAGCAAAGTTATCTTCAAATACTGCTTCTGGTATTACTGATTCTACTTCCTGTGCAATAAACCCTTCATGAGTTCCTGTTTTTCTTGTATCCTTCCAAGTAAAGTTTCTCGGGGTAAGTGCACAAATTTTAGCTAATTGACCATCAGCTATATCTGTAATATTTTCTTTTAATCTTTCATCCGAACTAATAGCTGTTCCGTTTCCTAGTTGTGGACCAGAGCTAGCTAGTTTTATTGATGTCGCATCTTGTCTTGTAAAATATACATCTCCACCAGAGTTAGAATTCCAACCACCTGTTCTTGTTCCTATTCTAGCACCAAGAGTAGCCCAACCCATAATTTGAATAAAGGTTCCACCATTTTGAACTGCTAAAGTACAGTTAGTATTTGATGCGTCCTCACCTGACGAATTATTTGTAAATAAGAAGTGTCCTACTGCATCGCCCTGATGCTTTCCATACCACTTATGTGAACCATCACCATTAATCACATACCTTAATTTGTGACCACTGGTTGCGTTATAATTTGAATTGGTATAAAAATAATGTTGATTTATTCCTCTATGCGCTGAATCTGCTGAACCGTAGTAAATAGCATTCGAACCGTTTTGGAAAAATCCTTGCATAAAACTAACACTATTGTTTGTATACATGGTAGAAATAATACCAGCTGTTTTATTTGTATTATCTGTTTTATTACTACCAATTCTTATTTGGTCATAGCCACCACCCATAATATCTAATAAATTATCTGGGCCTGTAGTTCCAATACCAACTTTACCTGCACCATTAATAGTCATTCTTGTATTAGAACCGTCAGTTTGAAAAAGAAGAGGATTATTTGCAGGGTTTCGTATAACTCCATTAGTACCATCTGATTCAATATATAAACCACCAGTCTGACCAGTTCTACTTACAAAGAAATTAGCTCCACCACTAGCATCAACTGATAATGTTTGTCCAGGACTACTCGTTCCAACTCCAACGCGACCATTATCATCAACAATAAAATTAGCACCAGCACTACCACCAGCATAACCAACTTCCATAATATTTACGCCTGAATTAGCACCACCTTGAACTCTGAAAGGCGTTGTTCCACCAGCAGTAACAACATGCAAACCTGTTGCTGGATTAGTCGTTCCAATTCCAAATTTCCCATCAGTTTTCAATATCATTTGAGGAGCAGTATTATTTGTAGCAAAAGCTAAATCGTGGTTTGTATAAGTAAATATTTCTCCTCTTGGACCATCACCAAGAGAATGCATTCTTAGATCT